ACTGGATGCGCGGTTCGCCGGTCGCATCGCGGGTCTTGTGGACGAAATACTCGCCGTCGATGTCCATGCCGCGGCAGACGAGCGCCTGGCATTCCTCGAACGAGAAGCGGCGGGTCACCTCGCAGCGAGCCGACCACAGGGCGAAGTAGGCTTCGGCGCTGCGGTTCCATGCCGGGTCGGGCGACTGGGCCTGGACGCGGATGCCGTCGCCGGTCGAGTAGATCGCCATGTTGGCGACCAGTTCGCGCATGAAGCCGCTGTTCTTGTGGAGGTAGCGCGACTTGCGGACCAGTTCGGTGCGGACACCTGGCGTGAGTTCGTTGCGGGCATCGGTGGGCGAGGCCCCCGGCACCGAACCGCGGCGCGGCGACCAGTTGGCCGACTCGAAGGAGGAGCCCCACGCCTTCGGTAGAAGGACGGGCGGCAGCCAACGCATGGCGATCTGTTTGAAGCCGTTCATTTCGCGAGGTAGCCGGAGATGAAGGAAACCGCGCCGGACTTCGGGCGGCCGTAGGTGGCGGGATCCAGCACCCGGAGTGCATGGCCGCATTCCTCAAGCACCTGATCGACGGGCATCGTGAACTGCTTGGAAACCGAGGTGTCTGCGTCGTTCCAGTTCATGATGGTCTTGCCCTCCAGCAGGAGGGACTTCGCCTGTTGCTGGATCGCCAGCACCTCGGTGACGGTGAATCCGGTGATGAATAGTCCGCGAGCCATGCCTGGCCGCGGGTGTCAACGGGAGCGCCAGGTGGCATTGCTGCCGCGGGTGTCGATGTGGACGAACCCGGACGACGGGTAGAGGCCGAGGCCGCCGGTGAACTTGCCCGACTTCCGCCATTCGAGCAGCCGCTCGTAGACCTGCCGGGGGCTCACGCCGTCGAAGGCGATGTCCAGCGCGTTGAACTCCAGGTGCTGGCTGTGGGTGGCACCTCCAACGGCCCGGTTGTAGTCCGGTGAACGGTAGGAACTGAGGATGCGGCAAGGCTTGCCGAAGGACGCACGGAGGTCATCGACGATCCGGAGCGTCGGAAGGATGTTCTTCCACAGCCGCTTCGGGGGCTGGCTGTTCTTCACGCCGCTTCGCTGCGCTGCGAAGTAGGATTCGAACTCACCCGCGCCGAAGTGCTTGATGCCTTGGGAATCGAACCAGTCTTTGAAGGTGCTCATGGCTTACTTCGAGGTGCGGGGTTCGACGACGAGTCCGATACGGCCGTCGGGGTGGACACGGAGACGGCCGTCCTTGCTGATGAACTCGCCCTGGATGGCGGGCGGGTTGGCGCAGGAGGCCAGGAGCAAGGCGATGGCGAGAAAGCTCAGAGTTTTCATGGCTCCTCCTCCGGGGTGTCAACCGGGGTGGATGCCTCGCGGCCGACGATCTTGAGCATCGTGGCCGCGGCGACCTGCATGGCCTCTGAGTCGAACAGGTGATTTGGTCGTGAGCCGATCCGCTCCCACAGCCACTTGCCGTTCTTCTTGATCCGGTGCTCGCTTTCCATCTGGGCGAGGTAGTCCTCGTCGATGTCGTCGGGCACCTCCCAAACCGGGCCGTCGTCCGGGTTCTGGTTCCGGCGCAGGCGGGCCAGGGTGTCCTTGATGTTGAGGTTCGACCAATAGAACACCGAGCAGGACTGCCCGCGGCCGAGCACCACCTTGCGGCGCGGCGAGTAGAAGCGCTCGATGGACTTCCGCCCCTTGACCTTGTGGGTGAAGGTCGCGCGCTTGTCGCCCATCAGGGCCGTCCAGCCGTGGGCCGCGCATTCGCGGTAGACGTCGTAGGTGGCATACCGAGCGTCGATGAACACCAGGTTCGGGTGGATGCCGAAGCGTTCCTGGACGGATTGGACGTCGGTGAAGGTCAGGACGCGCTCGTTCCAGATCAGGCGGCTGGAGCCGTCCTCCGCCCAGGCACGGACTACGAGGAAGAGGTGGTCGAGTTGGCAGTCGACCGTGAGGATCCGCAGCGGACAGGCACAGGGTTCGCCGGCCGGAACCAGACGTCCTTGGGCATCGACACCGGCCTCGCCGTCCCAAGTTTCGCCCTTGAGGTAGCCGCCCGGGACGATGTCGAGTTTGTAGTCCTCCAGGTATTCGCGCCAGGCGATGGCGAGGCGCTTCTGGTAGAACTGCTGGATCAGGCTCAGGTCGCCCTTGCGAGCGGCGGCCTTGGCCCGGAGATACAGCTCTGCCAAGCGGCCCCAGCTCATCGCGCAGAGGGCGTTCCAGTGGAACCCGGCGTTTTCCTTCGGAGCGTTCTGGTTGGTGACGGTGTAGCGGCCGGTGAGGTTCAGTTCGCGGCGCGTTCGGTCGCTGTCCTCGAAGTAGTGGTTGCACGACGCACAGCGCATTGAGGTGGTGTCTCGCACCTTCTGGAAATCCCAGTCGCCGGATTCGTCGCGGGCGTCCTTGCTCCACTCGACCTGCTCCCACTTGAACGGTTGGCGCTGGTGGCAATGCGGACACGCGAAGGTCCACTCGCGCATGTCGGTGGTCTCGTGCTTGCGGTGGGTGTCGTCGTCCTCCTCGCCCCCCTGGGACATGAACAGGCACTTGCCGAGCCACCCGAAGGCGGTGACGCGGGCTTCGGCTTCGGCCATGTGGCCTGTCGGCCAGCGCCATGTTTCGTCCCCAATGAGCCATCGGATCGAACGCCTCTGGAGGTTGGTTTTGTTGTGCGCCCCCAGCACCCACAGCGTCATCCCGTTGTTGAAATGGACCGTCGCGAGGCGCTTCTTGTGGCGGTTTGCCGGATAGAGCGCTCGCACCGGCGGGCACTCGTCGAAGAGTTTCTGGAGCCGACTTTCGCTCTGGTCCTTGGCGTCGTCGTCGGTCTGGTCGAGCCAGAGCGTCGGGCCGGGATGGTTGGCGATGATGTGGGCCAGGCCGAGTTCACCGACGCTGGTCTTGCCGCTCTGGATCGCGGCGATGATCGAGACGATGCGGATCTTCGGATCGACCAAGGCTTCCATTGGCTCGCGCATCCACGGTGAGTTGGCCGAGCGGAAGCGGCCGGGGATCGGAGAGTAGGGGATCGAGGTGATGTGCTCCTCGCACCATGCCCACGGGGGACGACGGTCGGGCGGACGCCAGGCATCGCACCAGATTCGTTCCAATCTTCTCCGGGCGGGCTCGACGGTCTTCATTCGCCCTGATGGAGGATCGTCAACACCTCGTCGATGGCTCGACGGGCTTCCTCCTGGATGCCGGTGGCGTCGAGGCCCGATAGGATCGGCGGCAGTTCCTGCTCGAACTTCTTGCGGAGCATAGACGTTGCCTGCGCCACGAGTTCGGTCCAGGTCTGCCGCACCTCCTCGACCGCCACGTAGTCGCCGCGTCGGATTCCGAGTCGCAGTTCCCGCTCTTCCACCTCGGCCAGCAACTTGCGCGCCTTGAGCGAGGATTCGATGTCTCCGATGGAATCGACCACCCCGCCTTTCAGATCGTGGCGGCGCATAAACTCACGCCATGCGGGCACGTCGTGGAGTCCGTTGGCGGCGGGCTTCGGCGCGTCCTTGCGCTTCTTCCAGGTGTTGATCGACTGGCGGGTGACGCCCAGGATGGCGGCGAGCTCGACGTAAGACGCGGCGGTTGCCGGCGCGGCGCCACTCCCGGTGGCCAGCGTTTGCAGCATCGCCCGCTCGGCCCGGGTCAGCTTACCACCCTTCTGGACACGGCCGACCAGGTTGGCAAAGTCGCGGGAAAGCAGCTTCTTGGCGATGTCGGGGGAAACGGCGTCCATTCGCCAGCGCGGGACTCGTCAACCACATCTCGACTCCGATCAATCCACGAAATGTATGTTCATCGGCAACGGTAAGTTCCAACCCTCTGGCGGAGGATGGGAGCATGGCATTTCAGCCAAATCTCCCCGAATCAGCTTCGTGACCGCGAGTAATTTGATTTCCTCCGGTGTCTCTTGTCGCAGCTCCCAGGCTAGTAGGGTTGCTTCTTTGACATCGAGGATTTCTGCAGCCTCTACCGTACTGAGATCCAAGCAATCACGCCACTTGCGTAGCAAATCGGAAAAACAAGCTGCTTCCATCGGCTCATCGGGTCACATCTGGCTTGTGTAGTCAAGTTGACGCGTGGGCCGACTCCATGGACATCCCCGTGCACTGCGCCCACACCTCCCTCGTCGATCCGAACACGCTCAAGCCCAACCCGGTCAACCCGAACCGGCACAGCGCCCACCAGATCCAGCTCCTCGCCTCGATCATCCAGGAGCAGGGTTGGCGCAACCCGGTCACCGTCTCGAAGCGCTCGGGGTTGATCGTCCGAGGTCATGGACGATTGGAGGCGGCCCTTCTGATCGGCTGCCCGGCGATCCCGGTCGACGAGCAGGACTACGCGAGCGAGGCTGAGGAACTCGCGGACCTGCTGGCCGACAACCGCCTGTCGGAACTTGCCGAACTCGATGAGGACGACCTGCGGCGGGTGCTCAAGTCCATCGCCGACGCCGATCCGGACTTCGACATCGAACTCACCGGCTTCATGGAGGACGAGATCCGCAAGCTGATGGACGAGGCGGGCGATCCCGAGGACGAACTTGAAACCATCCCGCGGATGGAATGCCAGGCCTTCGAGACCCATGACTACCTCGTGTTCATGTTCCATGACCTGCGGGACTGGATGCAGGTCCTCCAGCTCATGGGGGTGCGTGAAGTTGACTACTCGATCACCCGCAGAACCAAAAAGATCGGCCTTGGCCGAGTGCTCCATGGAAAACGACTCATCGAACTCTGCCGCCGCGCCAGCATGGCCGGAATTCCGCCCCTTGAAAATCCGGCTGGTGATCCTGTCCCGGAGCCGAAGCCGCTCGATCACCAGCCACAAGCTGTTCCCAACGGCGACCCTGCTCGTCCCCGCAAGCGAGGCTGAGCACTACCGCCACACCGGGCTCACCATCGAGACCATCCCCGACGAGATCGCCGGGATCAGCGCCGTGCGGAACTGGGTGCTCAAGCACTTCACCGACGACGCCATCGTGATGCTCGACGACGACATTTCCGCGTGCGTCTGCATGGTGTCACTTCGGTGCCGGAAGCTCTCCATCGCCGAAACCCTTGCCATGCTCGAAAACTCGGCGTGGTGCGCGCGCGGGGCAGGGGCCCGCTTGTTCGGATGGCACCAGCGCAGCGACCCGCGGCTCCTCCAACGCAACGATCCCTTCGGCGTGAACCACTGGGTCGGCGGCGCGGTCGGCGTGGTCCGCGATGAAAAGGGCGGTGTGCCGAAGTGGGACGAACTGCTCAAATGCAAGTGCGACATCGACGCCACGCTCCAGGAGCTGATGGACAACCGGCTCGTCTGGAACGAGGCCCGGTTCTGCTTCGTCCAGGAGCGCGACAAGAACCTCGGCGGCAACAGCCTGTTCCGCAGCGAGGAGCGGATCGCCACCGAAAAGCGCTACCTCAAGCGCAAGTGGAAGGCGCACATCCGGCTTGAAACCTACAAGAGCCAGGACCGCGTCGCGATGGACGCGCCCCGCCGCCAATCGGTGAAGCTCTGAGCGGCAAATGGTGTTCCAAACCGCTTCCCGTCGTGTGCCCCACGCAGGACAATGAAGGGTCATGATCCAACGAATTCCAACCAAGCGCGGCTACTCGTTCTCAGCGGTGTCGAGCGCGATGCAAAAGGCGATCCGGCGCGGCGACGCGAAACTTGCCGGCTACTGGGCACTCGAACTCTGGGCCAGCGGCTACGGCCAGTATGTCTGGCGGCGGCTGCTCACCGTGAGCGCCGAGGACTGCTGGGGCATCCTCACCGCGGAGGTCAAGGCGCTGCACGACA